GGATTGAAGTAACACTTTACAATAACTAATCTACTTTTAATATTGAATATATTACCTAAATAGTTTTCGTAATGTCTTTTGTATAGTCCGTTTGAAACATTTGATAAAAACCAAGTAGATATTTCTTCGCCCCAATTTAAAGTAAGAATAGTTCCGTTATTGTAATCGTTTGAAAATCTTCTATACTGAACAATATGTTGATGACCGCCCGTTAATAAATCAATTCTAATATTTGGAGTTACGCCTTGCACTCCATTATCGTACATTAATAATGGCTTTGGTAAGTAGTTTGCTAAATCAATCTTTTTAAAAGTAATAGTTTGAAAGTTACTATTTGACTTTCTTTCGTACATAGCATTCTCAAAAGGTAACTCTACGCTGAAAGTTGAACTTTCTAAACTATCAATTTGCTCATAGGCTAAATCCCCATAAGAGAAATTACGAGTTGACAAAAACAATTCATCGAATTTAGTATTTAATATGTTTTCAGATTTTTGATATTTAAAATTAATGTTTTTATACATCGAAGTTTTTTTCAATTCAATGTCATCTGAAATCACATTAGCACTTATGTCGTTATAACGCCCATTGTTGTAATATAACTCTAACGGAATTAACTCGTAGGTTGTTTCATCTTGCGGAATAATGACAAGGTTAAACATTTTAATTAAAGCCGTAATTAAATCAATTAGTTTTAAGTCAGGAGCGTAGCCACCGATATCAATAGTTGCTCCGATTGTTTGAGTTGTACCACTTGCAGTATAACTTACAGCACTACTACCTATACCACGTGTATAAGTTAACAAACTTGTAAAAGAAAAACCTGCTTGACCTTGAATAGCTAAAGTAAATTTGTCCGTTACATTTTGAGTAGTTAAAACGTGACTAATAAATAAGTCATTACTATTGCCTATAACACCGGCATAAGTTCCGTGTAACGCTCCATTTTTATAAATTAATATATCATAAGGTTGTGTGCTTGCGGTTGTAATTTGAAGTCTTACTTGTCTGAATCCTGTGCCTTGAAAACCTATTTCATCAGTTGTTAAATTTACTTCTGTATTTGTTAAAGCTGGATTTTTAGAAGTAAAATTTACTTTCAAAGGTGTTAACTTTTGGCTAAAACTTTCAGAGTTTTTAAATAATACCCATAACTTTTTAAATTGTGGGTAATCTAAAAAAGCACCCGTAAAATTTAAGTCATAAGTGTCCGATATCTTTTGAATAATAAAAGATAAAGGTATTGCAGGAAACAAACTATTCCAATGAATAGAACCCGTATTAGTTGTAATGTCGTTAGCACCTCCAGTATTATAATCGTAAATCCTATCGTGTGCAAATAATGGATAAGATACATTGTAAGCGTTGCTTGTAATTCGATTGATTACTTCAGTACTTGTAAACGTATGGTTTAAACTACTAAAATCTAAATTAGCAAGTTTATCTTCTTTTAAAATATCTTTTATATTCTTTGCCTTGCCATAAAATACAATAGAATAGGAATCTACCATATTATCCTTATATTTTACATCGTTTAAAGCAAATGCTCCCTCTCTAAAAGTTCTGGTATCAATTTCAATATATCCGTTGTATTTTACTCTATGGTCAAAACCTCCATCTAAACTGCTTTCGTACCAATGCTTAAAAATTTCATTGTTAGTAGTACTTGCGGGAATAGTGAAACTTTGTGTAAAATCAGTCTTTGCTTTTGACACATCGGCAATATCTTGAACCGAAGAAGTTACTGAAATCTTTTCATCTTCAAATAATTCAATGCGTTTCGCTATTCCATCAACATAAATGTAAAGTGCTACTATCATATAACATCATTTATTAGTCCGTAGTTGTATTCAAACTCAACCTCGTAGTTAATATTCTTATCTTTCAAATGCGTTTTAATATCTGCACTTTGACTTTTTACAATTGCTGGTTTATTGTCTAAAAGTACAACTTGACTTAAAAGTAAATCCTGAATTAACTCGCTATAATTTTCATCAACCCACCCCGTATTACATTTTATCTTTTGCGTACCTTGAAAATTAAAACGCTGTTTTTGCCCTTGTAATGGATTGAAATCTATTGAACTTGGTAATAGGTTATAATCTTTAGATTTTACGTCTATGCCTTGCTGATTAGCCTTAAAGAAAGTAAGATACTGCCAACCTCCAAAACGATTAATAAACGTGCAAATTACAGGTGTGTATTTTGGCTCGCAAAGTTCTTCAGCATAAAAATTAAAGTCCTCTACATTTTCAGTAGCTTCTAATATTGGGAACTTCCAAACTCCTGCCTCTTCAATAGTTACATCGCCATAAGAAGTAGAATAGGTTTCTTCTTCTAAAAAGAAACTTACGTAATTAGTTTCAAAATCTTTAACGTAGTTTTTAATATTCGGATTGAAAAGTGGCACTATTGTATCAGTTGTGCTTTGATTATATCCGTCTAAATAATTAGTGTACCCATTCAAACAAACAAAGGTTTCATCATCTAACTCAACATCATCTGAATATCGTACTACTTTCATATAGCACCATGTATTTACACTTTCTTCTGTTGGCTCTGTTGGTACAACTGGTGCAATTGGTTTAATAAATGCAACTGCAAAGTTTGAAACATTCCACGCTATATCCGTTTGCGTTGGACTTGGTACTGCTTTTGTTAAAGTATAGTTTGGAGTTGTTGGTTCAGTTGTTCCTTTATTCCATAAAAACACCTCTATCTTTGCAGAAGTTTGCCCGACCTCATCAACTTCAATAAAATACGGACTTCTAATAAATATCTTTTTCATTTCTTATTAATTGTATATTCTAAAAATTTTTCAACATCCAAACCATACGCTTCAACTAATTCATCAGGCAAACGTTCAAATGCTTTCTCAAATGGTTTAGTAAAAAATAAACTCGGTTTAATACCTTGTAAAGCAATACTTTTTGCTAATGCAAATTTTATTCCCTCTCTACTTAAAAACTTTCCTGATTTATTTCTTGGTGCTATTCCTTTTTTAATCACCCACTTATCTAAAACCTTTGTAGGTATCATTTTACTTTTAAATTTATAAGGACTGTTTGGTGCTTTTTGAACGCCATTTTTTATTCCACTTGGATTTGAACCTTGCACCCCTTTGTCAACAAACTTTAAATAATCTTCTGATAAAAAAGCTAAACGAAAACTATTTGCACCGACTTCAATTTGACTATCTAAACTATTGTATAAATCTTTTGTGCTATTCTTTCCGCCCTTTGTTAAATTGCTCCTACTTTGTTGGATTACATATTTAGCAAATGCGTTTAAATATTCCTTTGTATTTTTATTATCTAACATATAGTCATATCATTACGAACTAATACATCAAACGTCAACGCCCAACCTGCTAAATCATTTTCAAAACGTTCTGTAAAAGGTTCAAAACTTGGTGAACCTGTCAACTCCCAAAAGTCATTTCTTAAATCGCCACGATTTAACCTATCCATAACTCTAACCCCTAAAGCTAATTGCGTATTCCAAACGTCAACTTTATTACTTTCGTCTTTTTGATTAAGTAAATCCATTAAAAGAATAGTAACATTAAATTGTATTACGTTTCCCTGATGCGTTGCCGAGTTAATCATAATATGTGACAAAGGGAAAAGAGTACGTTTGGCCAAATCTACTTCGAAAATATCACCCTCTGTAACTGTATTAACAAAAGGTTCATCAAGTAACGCTTCTTTTATTTTATTTATTAAACTATACACCATTTCTTTTTAAATTTTTTATTTCTATTTCTGTTTTTTCTTTTTCAAATACTAACCAAGTCATTAAAGTAGTTATCGGTAATTTAGTTACTGCGTCAAAGTTGAGAATGTTTCCCTGAGCTGCTGCGTAAATTGATTGATACCAACCCCATTTTTTGCCAAAAGATTCTTCACTTGCTCCGATTGTTCCGCTTCGTTCTGTATATAGTCCGTCAAACCGTTCACGCAATCGTTTAGCAAAGTCGAAAAAAAAAGCATACAACCTAACGCAACATCTAAAGGCATATACTTTAAAACCTCTGAATACTTATCTGAACTTTCGTATTCTTCAATAGTATAAAGTTTGTTTACTTTTGTTTTAATCGGTCTAAATAGTACCGCCATTGCTTTGTGAAGTGTTTGCGTATCACTCAAATAGCTTTCAACATCAATATACTCTCCTGAACTTAAATCTTCTAACTTCGGAATAAATCCAAACTCATAAACTCCTAATTTAAAAGTTTGTGTAAGTTTAGGTTTCTGTTGTAATAGTCCGTTAATATGTTTTAATATTTCGCTTACTTCTGCAATTCTTATTCTCGCAACGTCTTTCAATTCAATATTACAAAAGATTTCAATCGTCTTTTGATTTACGAATTCACTCGGCTCGTTATCCTTTATCAACTTTTCAAATCGTTGGTATTGGTATAGAGTAATTTCGTTTAGATTTTCGGGTATGGTTATATTTATTTTCATATCATTATTAAAACACAATTAGTGTATTTTTGTATTAAGTGCTATTTTATAAGCGTGAATTAGTTTCTTTATTTCACCTACATTGCGAGGCATATTTATCGTAACGTTTTTGCCTGTCTTTTTTAAAATATGTATTTCTACTATTTCAATCATTTCTCCGTAGGTAGGTTGATTAGTAGACATAGTAATTACCTTTGTTTGGATTGTCTAAATGATACGTTACATTATATCGTATTGCATCAATAGCGTGATTAAAACTATCAATGTATAATTTACTTCCTTTGTTTAGATAAGCGTAGTTATTTAATTCCTTTGCAATATTCGTACTACTTTCATCTACAATAATATCAAAATCTAACATCATAGTTACACCGCTTTCAATAGTTCCCTTTTTAATTGGTTCAATGTTTAACCCTTTATGCCTTAAATCAACTATTAATCTATCCTCTGCACTATCAGCTATTATCAATTTATTTTCTGCTTTACTTAAACAAATAGTTGCGAGTTGCTCCATTCGTAAACCATTCTGATACAAATGTTCTTTTACATAAATCTTTTTATGGTCTTTGTCTATTGCTACTTCAATTAAAGTATCTGGGTCAATACTAAAACCAAAGTCTAAACCAAAAGAAGTTGGTAATTCATTCGGGTTAAATTTTCCGTAACTCCAATTATTAAACACAACACCTTCGGCTTTATCTAACCAACCGCCCAATATCTGATGTTCATACTTTTGCTTACGCCTTGCTTTCATATCTTCGATTTGAAGTATAAAAGAACTCGAAAGGTTTTCGTAATTATCTAAATAAGTAGTGTGAATATAAGTAGTATCTTTTTTAATTATATTACTTCCCTCTTTTACGCCTTTAGATTCAAAAAAACGTTTATAAATGAAATGCTCTTTTGTAGCAGGGTTAAGTACAAGAATTACTCTATTCTGAATACCTTTTGCACGTATTGAAAAGTCTATTTTATCAAAAGTATCCTCATCGGTAAGTTCTTCTGCTTCATCTAAAACCCACGTGGTAACTCCTGCAAGTGATTTTAAGTTTGCGGTTTGCGTTCCGCTACTTGTTTTAATACCTTTAAATAAGATTTTAGAGCCTGTAATCTTATTTATAATTTCATCTTTAGTAATATAAAAATCGTGGCTTAAATCGGCTGTTTCAATCTTGTCAATAAATTCAGGAATAATAGAAACGTGTGCCGAAGTTAAAGTATAACGTGTAAACAAAATAACGTGTCCGACTTCATAAGTAAGCAAAAGCAGAAAGGAGTTCAAAGAATATGATTTAGAACTACCACGCCCACCAGTACAAACAAAATACCTCGAGTCTGAACCCAAGGCATTCCATTTTTTATTTAGTGTTATTTTGTTAAGCATCTAAAAATTATATAATAAAACATACATCCAATTATAAAACAAAATAAAGGATTGTTTTGTAACTTATTCTTTTCCAATTTTAAATATATCTTTAATATTAAAATCGTTTATGTTATGCGTATTTTCAATAGTTTCTTTTGGTTTACCACATCCATATTCAATCAATAATTTAGCTGCTGCAATTCTATCACGTGAATTTTCATCACTATTAATCATTATTGAAGCTAAAACTGCAAAGGAATTTTCTACGTGTGGACTTGCTAAATCAACGCCTTTCAATTCGTTTTTCAGTGAAGGTCTACCAGCTTTACCTGCTGTACTATGTCCGCCGTTGTTTTTTCTATTATCCATAATTAATTCATATTTATTAATTCTGCGGATTCTATTATTTTACCTGTTTTACTATCTATCATTTCTAAAAGAAGTAATATAGTATATTTATTATAATAATATGAATATGCTATTTTGTTTCTGTATATTCCCATAATTCAACATTAATTATTAAATTTTCTTTAAAATTATAGCATTCTATTTTTGTCATTATACCATTAGAATATTCACATTCATAATATAAACGACCTTCTGAAGGATTATCTATTAATTTTACTGATTTTAAATAATATTTATTTTTCATAATTAATATAAATTAATTAGTTAATTACTTAATATAATCTTTAATGTAAGTTTCTTCTATAATATATTTATATTCTAAAGTATCGTAAACGTGAAATAAATCTTCTTTTATATCTTTTAAAATATCTTCTAATAATAATAAATTATCTATATCAGAAACAAAGTCTTGCATACCACCTGAAGGATAATAATTATTATAAGCAAAAATTAAATATCTTTTCATAATTAGTTAATTTGCGTAGTATAAACTTTTTCGATTTCGTTTATCATATCTCTCCAACAACTTCCGCAAGTTGACCCACGATATGGAATATTGAAAACTCTTTCGTAAATTGCTTTTAACTGCTCTTGCATTTTTATTGTTAGTTGATTTGGTTTGTTTGGTAAAAACTCCTGCAACCAAATTAAATCCGTTTCGTTTATGCAACTTACTTTTTTGTAAGTCCATAGTTTATTAAGTGCTTCTTTACGTTCTTCGCAACCGCAATTAACTCCAGTTACTTCTGAAATTTTATCTACAACTGCTTTTATACCTGTTGCTTCTGTGAATTGTTCTATTGTATCACCTAATCCTTTTGGTTTTCTACCTCTTGCCATTATTTTAAATTATTATAATCGTTTTGAAATAAATCTTTTAATTTTCTTTTGTGTTCTTTAAGCGAGTGGAAAATACTCGTTTTGCTTATCTTTGTTTCATTTGCTAATTCTTGCATACTCATTCCGCTATCTCTATAAATCGTGAATAGTTTTTTATCGTAAGCATCCCAGCTATTTACTTCTGCTTCGCATTTAGTCCTGAACTTATACCAATCAATTTCTTCTTCTTCGTTAAATTCGTCAAGTATTAAGTATTCCTCATCAACATCGCCTTCATAGTAAAATGATTCATAATTTTCTTTTTTTAAAAACTGTCTAATAAATACGCTACGAATACAAATAAACACATAACTTTTATTTAAAATGTCGTTTGTAAAGCATTTGTCATAACTCGAATACATGTGCATTTTTATATAAGTTTCTTGTACTATGTCCTCTGCATCTTGTTTAGAGAATACCGAAGCCATTTTAATAAGCTCTTTATGATACTTGTATAGTTCGTTTAACATATTTAATAATAACCGCTTAAAACTA